CATACATATCGCGGTCTGTGCGAAAAAGACGCGATTGTTCTGTGAGATTAAAACTCTCCTTTGCAAACGGATTCTTAGTGCCGGGCGGAATATCGCCTGCGGTACTGCGGCCTGAAGGCGCTCCGCTGCCTTGCGGCTTAGGCGCTTTCTGTACCCACTCCGGGGTGTTGCGCTTTGCCCAATCGATGACAGGTGTGCGCTCGTAACCATCAACAACGACAACAGTGCCGTCGTTTTCGCGCTGGATCTCTTTGCCGTTTAGATACGACTTAAGGACGAGATCTGGATCATGTACGACGTCTGCAAGGGCCGTAGCCGCAGGCGTCACGAGCTCTAGCTCTCGCACTCGCTCCTCGAGTTCGGCAATGCGCTTGTCCTTCTCCGCCGACGCCTCACGGAATTGCTGCTCCAGAGCTTGCCGCGCCTCGGTGTACTTTCCTTCTGACTCGAGCTTGCTTTGCTCGGCCTTGTGCTTGAACTCGATGAGTTCCTGAATATCCACCCCATCAGGAACGTTCTTGATTTGGGTTGAGATCTTCTTGTATTCGTCGAGCAGTTCGGCGTTTTTACGCCGCATTGCATCTAGTTCTGCTTCGAGCTTTTTTGTGTCAACAGATTGCTCCACAGGAGCAGTTTGTTCTTCGGACATTAGGCACAGCCTAAATTGCAGCCCAATAGTAACAAGGTTCTACCACTTCACCTTGTCGGCCCAATATGCCGCTGACGTTTTACCCTTCGCGATGTTTTTCGCGTGGCGAGCCTTAAATGACTTCCTCTTAGCTTTATCAGCAGCACTCTCCCCTTTGCGCGGAGGTTTCGTCTTAGCACCCTGCATCCCGAACCGAATGAGCTTTGGCTTACCGCCGTCTTTAACGACAACAGCGTGCGACTTGCCGCTCGGATGATTCGGCGTGCGGATGGGCTTATCAAAGCCCTTAAACGTATGCCCACCGCGTTTGATTTCAGCCATTACTTTTTCTTGCGCCCCCGAGCGAGGATGTCGGCATCGGCCTTCCTAGCGCCGCCCTTGCCTGATACGAAGCTATTAACCCGCCCCATCGCCCAGGCGGCCATCGGGACGTTCCTTGAGCCGCTCGACAGGTAAGCGCCCTGCCCCCGTCGATAGACAGCAGCAAGCTGCCCATAGGTGAAGCGAGTGCCTTCAGCCTTTTTTCTAAGCGCGGCTTTTGTTGCCTCGCTTAGTGGTTTTGCTTTTGGTGCCACCTTGCTTAGTCCTCGAGGCTGAAACTGCTTTGATGTCGATGAACTCACCGCGCTTGTAAGCCTCGGCGGTTCGTTTGATCTCTCGGGCTTTAGCAGAGCGGTTCTTCGCACCAGACAGGTACTTCTTGGGAAGGCCAGTGGCCTTGTCCTTTGGAACTCGTCGCCGCTTGGGAGCCATTATTTCTTCTTTTTCTTAGGCTTTTTCTTGCCCATCGCTGATTGGGGCTTTTTAGGTCCGCTATAGCCAGGCATCAGGATTTTCCCTTGGGCTCTTCCGTTTTAGCAGTTTTCTTTTTCGACGCCGGTTTTTTGGGAGGACAAGACGCTGGGGCTTCCTCCCCCTGCGGGGTGAACTGATACTTACTGTGCAGTTCGGCCATTTGGATAACGGCGACGGAGTTGCTCCAACGTTAACTCTGACCCGTCCTCCCGGACAAACTTGCGGATCGCATCTGTTGGCCCGTACTTCTTTGCTAACCGATTGAAATAAGGAACTTTCTCGGGGCCGAGGACATCGGCCTTCACCTCCTTGCTCTGGTCATTAAGCCACTGGCCATAGCTTTGTGTATCCGGCACCATGCCACCTTGCGCAGCACGTTTGCCAGGCTTCGGGGGAGTAAAGCCCAAAGCCTCGTAATCGATAACAGGCACGGTCGTTGATCGACAGTTGAAGTGTTGCGGAGGGGTCGGCCCCTTGCCGTATTCGAACTCCCTCCCGTCTAAGGCACGGCAGATCGCAGACGTTTTGCTGTCGAGTGTTGCGGTGTATCGATACTTGCTCGTGATGTCTTGGTTTGCTTCGTAGACCTGCTGGCTAGCCGTATTCGCTACCTGGTTAATGCTTGTGCGAACAACGGCCATCACCTGCCGATTCGCCATAGATGTCGAGTCACCTCCCGCCTGTACGACCTGACGAACGCTTCCTCGTTGTCCGAAACGCAAACGCCCTTTAAGACGACGAGCAATCTTGTCGGTCGATTCGCCCGTCAGCAATCCGTTCCGTACTGTTTTGGCAAATAGCTCAGCCTGGGCAACCGCCAGACCTCTAAACGACTTTTCAAGCACCTTCCCGTTCGGCAATGTGATTGCCGTTCCCTGTGCTGCCGTCAGCGAAAACGTCTGGGGTGCGCCAGTCACAGCGGCCTGCAGGTCATCGCTTAGGGAGACAACGTTGATCGCTGTCGGATCGACCGTTGCTACTGAACGCGCAAATTGCGGGCTGATCTGCACGCTACGGATCTGGTCACGCAGCTCGATTGGCAATGCCTTGCGTAACTCCTCGATAACGAATGCAGACTGCAGCTCGGCCAGGCCCTGTAACTCTGTCACCGCAATAGCAGTGCTAGATCCCGCCCATCCCTCGAGGGACTGTTTTAGTTGCGCGAGGATCGCCCGAAGCCGTGCAGCCTTTGCAGGCGCTGCAAGCTCATCAATGCTACGAAGCTGGTCAACAGCATCCAAAACAAGATCGTTATATGCAGTAACAATTTGCTTGGCAACGCCGTTACTAAACCGATTGAGATCGATTGCATTGCGAAATAGAGCGGCAGGTGTACTCATGTCGGCTCAATCCCTAACTCCTCTGCTGTCGCGATAGAAATCGCCGAAACATCGGCACCGCCTCTTAAGGCAGTGCCGACAATCTCCGTAAATTTCTCGACAACATGTTCATCGTATGTGTGGATGTTTTCCTCCCATACCCCCCAAGGACGACCTTCTAAAAACTCGGTAATCCGGATAACAGCGAAGTATTGGTTCTGCAACTCCTCGCGCGAGAAATAAAGGAGCTGCTTGCGCGTATTACTCCGACGGCTCATCCTCTTCGGGCTCTGCTTCTGGCATTCTGGCCTCTTCCTCCCGTGCCGGCTCCGGCTGTGATTGCGGGATGTCCGACAGTCCACCGTTCTGCGTCGCCTCAAGCTCTTCCTCGACGTCGAACTCATCGCCGAGCACTTCGCCTTCTGCGAGTTGATCGAGCAGGGTCTTTTGTGTAATTGAGCCTGCGCTGTAAAGCTGCAATAGGGCCTGAATCTCTTGAGGCTCAAGACGAGACGCAAGGAAGTCTCGATTAACGAAGCTGCTGCCCGCGTTTCGCTCTTGCATGTATTCCGCATGGAAGACCAAGCAGTTATCGATGAGATCCTGCATCTGTTGCGCGATCACCATCATCGTCGAGTCGCCCTGGCTGCGATCGATCCTCTTTGCTTCTGCCGTTTCCGCAGACAGCTTCTGCCCGAGGACAGCGGCTAAGCCGAGCTCATTAATCTGCTGCGCTACCTGATCGAGACGCTTGAACTGCGCCTCGTAGCTCCGACCGCCTGGCTCGATGTATTCGGCCCTGCCTTCGGCCGGGAACGCGATTGCCTCACCTGGCCCGGCGCTTACCTCTTCGGTCGCCTGCGGGAAGCCGTAGAACGCCAACATCGGCACGGCACTGATGTGCAGTTGGTTATCGAGGTCTGACTGGACTTGGTATTGCTTGAGGTTGAGCTCCGCGATGTCGGCGAGCGGCGGCCGTGACTCGAGAAGGCCGAGTCGGTTCGAGTAAGCGACAGAGAACGGGATTTCCGAGAGGCTCGTGCGACCTTCGTCGACAACGACGAACTCACCGCGTTGATTCTTCTGGTGGATCTCGAAAGCGCCGGGAGTAAGCACCCTGACCTGTTCGATCTCTTTCTCGCCGTAAAGACCATCGGGTACAAGGATCTTCTCGACGAGGCGAAGCTGCGTTAAGCGCTGCCTGCCGGCCTCTATCTCGTAGCGCCACCCAACGATGTCGCGCGGGGTGTACGTCACCCAGTAAGGGCGACCGTTCTGGCCTGCCGCCGGAGCATCGACAAGGACGCCGACGTGCCCGTAGCGGATGCACTTACGAGCCGTTTCGTAGGTCCAAACGTTTAGGTCATTGCCTTGGAGATCGACGTCGAAAAGCTGCTCGGTGATTACATCGGCAACTTCCGAAAGACGCACGGGCTTGCGGGTCAGCATCCCTGCGAGCATCCGCTCGAGGCGTGCGTAAAACGGCGCAAGCACCGATCGCATCAACCTGTTGTCGTATGCCTCGTCAAGTTCGCGCGGCTCCTGCGGCAAGTAGGTCCGATGTTTCTTTCTGATTCCGTAGGTGCCAGTCATCAGGGTCTCGATCAAGACCCAGTGCGGTTCCATGTTGACCCACGCCGTATTCGGGTCGTTGACATTCGTCGCTGTGCCTACGCGCTGGCGACCACTAAGACCGGAATACACGGCAACTCCTCGCCTGATCTAATTAGTTTAGTAAAGGCGGATTCCTGTACCACGTCCAGCACGTTCGTGCAGTGGATTAAATGCGCCGAGGATTAGATAACCGAGCCCGTCAGTCCAGTGCTCGATGTTTGCGGACTTGTCGATCACATAGTCCTCGGCTCCTTGCTTGTAGGTAACGTTTTTGAGAGCCTTGATTGTGTGCTTACAACGCGGGTGGACGAATAAACGCAGGCTGCCTTTCGCCGTTCGGATCATCCAGTTCGTCGCGTTGATCTTGTCCTTAACCGACCACGGAGCCTTCGGACTGATACAGCTAAAGCCGAAGCGGCGGATGATGTCGTGGTCTGTACGCCCGGCTGAGGAAGTCTTACGAGCCGAACCCGTCGGGTCGGGGTAGGCAACGATCTGTCGACCCGGGAACCTCTGCTTAAGAAGAGCGCACACCTCGTCGGTGTTCGACTGCTTAACAGCGAGCTCGTCCCAGATGTGCAACGTATCGCCGACCCTGCTCCCTAGAACGCCCGCCATGATGCTGACGTTGAAGTCGGTGCCCCAGTAAATCGGCCCGCCTGTGTCCTGGATGTCTTCGCTGATGTTCTCGTCGTCGAACCCGGGGTAGACCCGGCCCGAGAGCGTCTCAAAGCTCGCTAGGTATTCTTGCCTAAAGGTGCGTTCATCGAGAGTGTTCCGCGCTGCCTCGATCTCCTCCGCCGAAACGTTGCCGCCTTGGATCGTCGTAAACGAGAAGGTGTCCCAGTCCGCTTGCTCTTGCGCCTGCTCCCAAAGGTCGTGGAACCAGTTGAGACCTGCTGGGGTAGTGATAAACCAGGCCGGGCCGTTTTGGTCTGATAGGGCAGGACGTAGGACCATCTCCCACGCTGTCTGCTTGACGTAAGCGGCCTCATCGATCACAAGCGCCGAAAGGCTTACGCCCCGCAGGCTGTCCTCGTTATCCGCACCACGAAGAGCGATCAGGCTCCCGTTAGCGAACTCGATCGACAGATCCGACTCGTTCCGCTTCACGACGAGCTCCTCAGGGGCCATTGCCTTTAGTTGACGCCACGCGATCTGCTTTGCCATCCGGTAGTTAGCGGTGACGTACCAGCAGAGGCTGCCGGGCTTTTCCATCGCCCAGCAGATCAGGCGGGTGATGCAGAGGTAGGTTTTGCCGAAGCGACGACCGGAACACAACAGCTTGAAACGGCGATCTGCCTCCCATACCTCGCGCTGCGGGCCTGTAAGCCCCTCCGCGAGCTGCTCGACGTAGTTGCTGCAATCGGCCTCGCTAAACGCGACCGCCGACTCGACTGCCGAAAGGATCGAACCGCCAGGAACCGACGCGAGGATGCTCATTCAAATAACCGCGCGACCTTCGCGGCTTGGTTGACGCAACCTAGGGCGACGCTGAGGTTCCCAGTCTTTCGAGCCTCTTTCTGGATACTCGAAAGCTGCGCCAGGATCTCCGCAGTAAAGCTGCGCCGGTCGATTTCCCAGTCGGCACGGATCAACTCTCTCGCTTTCGCGATGTAGTTGTCTGTTTGCCGATCCGAGACCCCCCACTCGTTCGTAGCGTATTGAACGATCTCCGAGCGCACGGCCCCGTTCGCTAAGAGGCGAGCAACTCGATTCACTCGCATATCGACTTCGATCTTTGTTGACTTAGCCATCAGATCGGTTTCTCGAGGATGTAACCGGCGAAATCACCGAAGCGGAACCACTGATAAGGAACGCCGGGTAGTTGTCCCAATGTTATGGGTCTTTGCACTCCCGCAAGGGAGAGTTCTTTCTCGATGATCTCTTTCGCGTCGACACCGGCCTCGTATTTACCAGCGAGCGTTAAACGAGTCATCACAGTGCCCAAATAACCGTGGTGGGTTTCAAGCTTGTCGAAGATGATGATTGCGCCGCCGGGTCGGCACTTATCGAGGAGCCGCCGCAAGTAATCGCGGCGCTTGCTCGGTTCGACGAACATCAGCGTCAGAAACGAGATCCCGAGGTCAAACGGCTCGTAGTCGTAGCTCTCCGCAGGGGAGCAGACGAAGATGCCCGGAGCGCTGTAGATCTTCCGCATCTCGTCGGAAGGGTCGATGCCTACGAGTCGAGCGTCTCGAGCCTTTAGCGTCGCTTCGAGGCTGCGACCGATGTTGCCAGTAGCGCAGCCGATGTCGTAAACCAGCCCGCCCTTCGGGATGTAGTGCCGTGCGATATGCGTGATCGCAGCGGTTGCTAAGTCGTACCAGGGCAGTTGTTCCCTGACGTGGTTATCGAAACCTGTCGCTACATCGGAGGTTTCAAATGTCCAACTTGCCGGAATTTCCATCACAACTTCGACAAGATTTCCTGTTCGATAGTTTTAGCAACCTGCGCCATCATCAACGGCGGAACTGCGCGGCCTATACGCTCCCACTGCTGTTGGAACGATCCTGTTAGGGCGAAGTCATCGGGGAAGCCGCCGACGCGGCGTAGCTCGCCGAGGGTGAGGGTTCGAGGCTCGTCCCAGTGGTAGAGCTGCTGCGTACCTTGCGTGATCGTGTTTGCCGGGCGGCTAGGCGATTGCTTGCAATGGGTGAGGAAGCTGTTCTTGCCGGTGATCCGCTTGCAGGCGTCGCCGAGCGTTTCGCCGGGCTTCGACTGTGACCAGAAGCGGTAAGTCTCCGATTCTCGGTTGAGCTCCTTAGCGGTGGTATCGGACGGCGGAGGCGTTAGGCAATCGCCGACGTTGTAGGCGTAGGGGAAGGGCTTCGGGTGGACGGGCTCGAGGCCAAGATCGTTACGGACGCCGACGAAGATCGTGCGCTGTCGCATTTGCGGGACGCCGAGCCAGCGAGCATCGAGCACGCGGCACTTGACGTTGTATCCGCAGTCGCGAAGAGCCTGGAGGATCCGCTTGAAGTACCCCTTCGCAGTGCCCTTAACGAGACCGCTGACGTTTTCGGCAACGAAGACCTTCGGCTGTACGCCCTCGAGGATGCGGGCGTATTCGTAGAACAGGTCATCTACCCGCTGGGCCCCGTCGCTGTAAGCCTTGACCTTGCCCCAGCCTTCCTCACGCTTTCCTGCCGTAGAGAACGCGGAGCAGGGTGGAGAGCCGTCGAAGAGGTCTAGCTCCCCGCGCTGTACTCCGGCCCGCTCGAGGAGCATCTCCGGGGTCAGAGAGCGAATATCCGACCCGTCGAGGTAGCTGTTGGGGTGGTTCTCCTTGTAGGTGCGTTGCGCCTCGGGGATGAACTCGTTGGCGTAGACGACGCGATAACCCGCCATTCGATAGCCGAGACAAGAGCCGCCGCAGCCCGAGAACGTAGAGGCCACTTTGTAGCCGTTCCAGGGCAGGGCAGCGATCTCGCGCATCGAAGGGACCCGATACGGGGGCTTTGTCACGAGGACTTACCGCTCCACTCGTAGCCGCAGGAAGGGCAGCGGTGCTCTGTGGTGATGTCGTCGTCTACCTCGGCGAAGTCTTCCGGGGGAAGCTGCTCGGCTTCAACCTCGAGGATGCCGTTGAGGTCGTCCTGCGAGAAAAATGCCGAGATGTCGTGCTGCTGGCTTAGGCGGTTAAGCATCTCCTGATCCCACTCGGAAAGATCGGAGGCGCGGTTATCGGCGAGGGCAAGGCCGACCTTTTGCTCCTCGGTTAAGCCGGTGCGACGGACTGCGATTACTTCGTCGCCGTCGGTCTCGATGACGCGGATCCGATCGATACCAGCCTCCTTAGCGCCCTCGATCGTGCCGTTGCCAGCGAGGATGCGGTTGTCCTCGTCGATGACAATTGAACGGGCGGCACCGTAACGCTGCAGGGACTCTTTAATTAGTTCTGCGGAACGATCGGTGCGCCTTCGTGCGTTTTTGTGGTCAGACTTTAGATCCTTGATCGATGTCACTGGGATTGTTTTTAATCGTCCAGTAAGACATTAGCTGCTTTACTTTCGGCTCAACTAAATGCA